AAGTCTGAAGCGTGGACCCTGTAATGGTCGACCCTGTTATGTCGCCGCTAAACGTAGCATTACCAGCCGCATCAACACTAAAGTTATCAGTATCAATAACAAGCCGAGTGCCGTTGAAGTCTATGAAGTTGTTCCCAGCAGCCCCGCCAAACCTGAACGTGCCCGTACTATCCACGTTGCCGTCAGAGTCAATCGACAGCTCGTCGTTGGTGAAAGTGGCAGCGGTTATGTCGCCACTAAACGTAGCATTACCAGCCGCATCAACACTAAAGTTATCAGTATCAATTACAAGCTGAGTGCCGTTAAAGTCTATGAAGTTGTCAGAAGCCCCGCCAAAGTGAAAATTGCCGTTGCTCTGAATGTACGTTTTGAAGTCTGTCCCATCGTAATACCCTATATAGGTGTCAGTCAGGTTCAGGCCAGTTGTGGCTGTATCACTTACTCGATCGGGTATGCTGTCTAGGGCGCTATTCCAATCAACGCTGTTGAGGGTTGCTAGTGAGCCTTGTCCGGCAATGGATGCGGCGGTGTTATCGCCAGTTAAGTCTGCATTCAAGTTGTAGGTCGCCGTCACTCTCACGGTATAATGGCTGGAGTAACTATAAAGCCTGATTGCAGGGTCGCCGTCGCCGTCAACGAAAAATTCAGGGTGGTTGCTAAATGTTCCTATTTCACTTATTTTAGTTAAATCCCAAGTGCTCCCATTCCACTTATATCTTACTTCTGCTCTCGTAACTGTCCCAGTGGAGGTAACGAAAGCAACGCACTGCACTGTATTTCTAGCATTTGTATTGACAGGCGAGACAGGCACAGTATTGTCGTTATTTTTCAGCTTTGCAGGGTTGGACGTGTTTACAGAATAGTCTTTAGACCATGAGCCGATGGTTGTGTAGTCAGTCACATCCGCATTTTCAGCACTCCAGCCTTGCGTATACGTCTGAGCAGCAGATTCGGCGGCTGATTCAGCGGCGTTAGCTTTATTGGTAGCGTCTATTGCAGCGGCATCAATGGCATTCTGCTCAGCGTCAGTTATGACGCCATCAATCATGGCCTGTTCACGGATGTTCGTGTAACTCTCAGCAGCCGCCTGTGCGTCATCAGCCTTTTGCTGTGCGGTTGCAGCAGCAGCGGCATAGTCAGTCACATCCGCATTGTTGGCAGGCTTACCAGTGCCCGCCACTTCAGTATCCCAGTCTGCCGAGCTTTTGGTTGCCAGTCCTCCTTGCCCGGATATAGAAGCGGCCGTTTTGTTTGCCGTTATGTCACCTACGTCCACCCACGCGGATCCACTCCAGCGTTTAAGGGACAGGTCTGAGGTGTTATACCAAAGATCACCCGCAATATTTGCGGTAGGTGTTCCGGCCTGGAAGAAGGTCACAATCTTAGTTCCGGCAAGTGTGCTTGCGTCGGAAGCGTCTTGTAGAGCTACCCCAATATCTCCGTCTTGAGCTGCAATCCAGGCAGTTCCGCTCCAGCGGTACAGCTTATTGCCATCATCCGTGTCGATCCACAGGTCGCCAGAATCGCCCGCCACCATTCCCGTTGGAGCGGCGTTCTGATAGAAACTCCTGATCTTCCCGTCTGCGGTATCTTGAGCCGTTTGCGCGTTGTCCAGAGCGCTTGTAATATCTGAAGTGATGGTTGTTGAGGCGGTGCCATTAACGTTATCAGTATCTGAAGCATTGCCACCCTTGCTTCCACTGCCTGCGTAATTGAAAGTAACGTCTCCACTGTCGGCTTGGTTCTTTCCTGCCAGCGTCCCCGCATCGCTCAGGTTAGCAACGCCAGTGCTTCCGGCTGCAATGGTAATGGATCCGGTAACACTAACGTTGCCCAGCTCATCGACACTGAACGTCCTGTCGGTGCCGTTGTATGCCCATATCAAATAAGTGGTTGCGGTGCCAAAAGTGGCCGGGCCTATGCCGGTTTGAACAGTTGGCGTATTGATGTCATCGACAGCACGGATCACGCCTTCGCTTGTGATTGTCTCTGTGGCCAGTACGGTGCCAGTTTTGATCTTGGCAGCGGTAACATCTTGAATCTTGGCATCGGTAACGGCAAGATTGTTGATCTTCGCGTTTACGATTGCTGCATCTTGTACAGCGGCTGTGCCTACAGCAAGGTTTTCAATCTTTGCAGAGTCGATGGCCGCATTTGCTATTTGTGCGGTATCAACTGCAAGGTTGCCGATCTTTGCGTTAGTGATTGCGGCATTCGCTATTGCCGCCGTGCCTACAGCAAGGTTGGCAATCTTCGTGGCCGTAACAGAGGACGGCGCAAGTTTACCGGCCTCAACAGCAAGGTCTTCAAGTTTCTGGGCGTTCACGGCCAAGTCTGCAAGATTGATGCGCTGTAGTTCCCCGGTGACCTTATTACCGGCAAGACTAACAGACCCATCGGCCAACTTCCCCGCCGTTACCGCAAGATCCGCCAGCTTAGCACTCGCTAGCAGACCACCGACAACAGTATCAGTCAGGTCTATAGCCCCGCCCGCCACGTTGTTCTGTATGAACGTCCGATCAACAGGATCAATCTCATAAGCCCATCCACTCAGCCCGGTAATATCCACGCCGGTTTTGGTGGTGACTGCAAACTCTGCGCTTGTGTTGGTGCCGGTCTTGCCGAACAGATCGAATGGCCGGAGCCTGACATAGTAGGTTTCGCCTTGAGTTAAGCCGGATGCCACGTAGCTGTTATCAGATACCGTAGCTGTTGGGTCAATAGCATTAGGGTCAAAGCCTTGCGTTTGGCTAACCCAAATATCAACGCCTGCAAAGTCCAGATCATCGGGGCGCAGATAGCTGATCTCGATCACGCTGAAGCCTGGCACTACTGAGAGTGCGGCTAAGGGTTCGGGGGCGGTGTTGGCCACAGACAGCTTGGCCGGATTAGCAGACACCTGGTTGTTTCTGCCACGCTCAATAACCCTGATCTCAAAGTCGCGCCATGCGCCAACCGTGCCCGTTACGCGCCGGTAGTCCTCAGCATTCTTTTCGAAGGAGTAGATATAGACAGGATCGTAAACCTGCTCAGTCCTGACGATCTGATTATCAGTCCAGATTTCAACTTGATAATCCCGGAAATACTGATCCAGTCTGCCAGCACCGGCACCGCGAAGCCCCTCAGAGCCAATCTCTACCCAGTCACCGACGGTGGATCTGCGCCATACAAACTTTGCATCCTTTCCGCCAAACTCCGTATCATTGCCTTGTTCGAACAGCTCCAAGCCGCGCACATCCGGGGCGGGTAGAACGTCAAATGGGTTTTCGTCCGTGTAATCAGGGTCAAGCACGTTGGTAGTGGTAACAATCTGTCGAAGGCCGTAGAAGTTTTCGACGCCATACACTGACACACTGCGTACCCGGATCTCGTATTGCGTGCCGTTCGCCAGTACCTGCACTTCGGCAACGCTCGGGAACTGCCAGCCTATTTTGCTGACCCTCTGCCATTCGTCTTGGCTTGGTAGCCGATACTCGGCTATGGCGTACAGGTAAGGGTCTGTCGGTGGCTCGTCAACCGTGATCACGAGCGTGGAAAACATGCCGTCGGGGGTCTTCGGCGCGTTAACGTCTTCGGTAACTGTGAAGCTATTAACGTCAGGCGCGGGCTCGCTGCTGATGATCAGCTCATACTCTGCCGACCATGGCGATACCAGGTTCCCGGTGCCTCTGGCTTTTGCCCGGAACACGATACGGTTGCCGGCATCCAGCGGTATAGGAACCTCAACGCTGCCGACCCTGGCGTCTATATCGGGCGCATTAATCCACACGCTGGACTCGCCGTCAGGTCTGCCGGGGTCCGTTTCAATGACGCCGGTTATTGGGTCTTCAACAATGTCCGAATCAATTTTGTATTGCAGGCGATACGAACGGGTAACGGTCGCAAGCCGGTCAGGGTCCAGAACTGACACGTTAACAACGGCAGATAGATAATTAGACGGTCCTACGCCTGCCGAAATCTCGGGGGCTGTCGGTATCTGATTCTCTGGCCTGGGTCTCAGGTTGGTTGTGTATGCGGGTAGGGGTTCGCCATCTTCCGTATAAATCTCGTTTGCAGCGTTAACCAGCGTCACGCTTGCGCCAAGGTCTACGGATGGAGATACATTAACAACGATGCAGTCGAGCGTCTCTGATCCTGCTACGCCGTAGGACGCCAAGTCGCCCGCGATAAACTCAATGGCGCTGCCGGTTGACCATTGTCCTGCGCCGTCATAAGTTGCGGTTATCTGCTTGAACTGTGTCCCGCTGCTGACCGTCCTGACGCGCACGCCGTAAGACTGGCCAGAGACTAGGCCAAAGGTTTCATCAATCGAAAACGTACCAGCGCCAACGGACTTGACAATCCCACTACCCAGGCCCACGTCGATGATGTCATTCTGAACAAGGACAAGATCGCCCCTTGCGCATGCGAGGTTTTCAATGTCTGTCGTTAGCTCATACGTCTCCCTACGAAGCCGCTTTTCAAGGTACGCAAACCGCGCATGCTTCTGCGCAAGAACCTCATTCGTGACGCCCCAAAGCTCCAGAGATTCGGTCTGTCCAATCCGGTTTGCTTCGAGAATAGCAGGGTCGTAATAGGTCCACTCGTCCAGCTCCCAGTCTTGATCCTCATTTTGAAACTCAACTGTTATGCCGTCTGATGGGTCTGGAAATTCACGCTTAGAGCTGAATCCAGAGCTGTTCTTCGGGGTGAAAATCTGAGTCGGGATCAGCTTCTCGATGTTCTGCACGACGCTGAACTTGCCGTCGCGCATTGCAAACTCTGCGCGCCCGGTCTTCGCCACGTTATTCAGCACGGACTTCAGAGCAGCCGCTTCGTTGTTATAATTTGACGCCTCCCATCCGTCCGCGATGCAGCGCAGACGCCAAGCGTCCAAGTCCTCTAGTCTGATCCTGCTGTTGCTAACACGGGCGCGGTTAAACGGACCCTGCAACACCCATCGGTAAAGCTCTGCCGGGTTGCTGCTGGTCTTGAGTGTTTCACCAAACCAGTCGCGCCAATCGCTGTCCCAATCGTCGGGTATTACAGATTCAGCAATGACATTGACAGAATCAAGATTGCCGCTAACCTGATCGGTGGCCTTGATTTTTATAGCAAGGATAACGGGCCTGTAGTCTCCCGATGGGCTGCCGATCAGCTCATTAAAACGAGTTGTGGTAAGCGGCGCGTTGCGTTGCGTAAACTCCAAATTAACCGTGTCTGTCCACGGCCTATCACCAACACCAACACCTTCCTCGGGCTTCAAGTTGCGCGCCCGGATTGTTACGGTGGTCTCTGTTGGCGGGTTGCCATGAAGGGATGGGTCAAACGCAATTGACCGTGTGAAAAATTTGTTGCTACTTGACCAAGCGGAAACGCTGGCCACGCTGTAGCCTTCGGGTGCGTCCAACACCACATAGCCGTTGCCATCGTCAAACGCTATATAGCTTAATGGTACGGCCTCTTCATAAGCAAAAAGGTTTGCTTTCCCATCCCCCCAGTTCCGACTTGTCGATCCAGTCCGATACAGTACGCCGCCTTCTTTGTACAGCCGATATGGAACTGCGCCTTTATTTGCAGCCGTTTTGTTAAAATACGAGGCAGGCGTAAACCAGTCACCAGATTGGCCCTGATACTGCAGCTGTATTGCCCCGCCGCCATTTTGTCTATACCCGTCGCTGTGCAACCAGTTCAGACCAAGAGGGTACGAAAATGTGACGTTTGTTACACCGCGACCCACTGGCACAAAACTGGACAGCCATCCGCTGCCCTCTCTCGGCAACTCGTCTTGCACATTATTCTGAGTTACGTCTCTGGACCATATATCACGCAACGTTTCGGTGTCTGAGTTGTTATACCAGTCTACCGTCGCAACCTCTACTTCCCCAAAGCTGCTTATAGGGACTTCGCCAATGCGTACGTCAGTGACGTTCATTGGGCCGTAGCCGACGCAAAGCAACATCCGGTAATACTGATCTTCACCCCGGTACTCATAATAAGGATTGGCCGCATAAGCTGGCACAATCTTGCGCTTCCCAAGGATGTAGGGGATTGGCTCGTAGGCTTTATTCTGGTTGCTGTCGCCTTTTACACGCTTGCGCTTTTCGTTATCAGAAATCTCGGGCTCATCAGGGGCGAAAAGGAAATATGGCGCAACTAGGAGGCCAGTGGCGGCGATTGATAGACCCACGATGAGCCACAGACTGGTGGCAAATGCTGGCACTTGGCACAGCGTCAGAAGATCCCCGCTAACCACTTCCCGGCCCCAATCTTCAACCGGGTTGCCATTAACAAACGCCCGCGTGTGCTCTCTTGCAAGCCCCGTATAATCGCCAAAGATGGACTCAACTGTACGCCCTGCCTCGACAGGCTCTTGAATAGGAGATAGGAATGGAGCTTTTGAAACAACGATATTAGCGGTCATTTGCTGGCCTGTAGTTATAGAATCCAAGAATTCGCCCCTTCCATTTGATCGTGGTCACGTCATCAACTGACGGCCCTACACCTGAGCGCGTGTGTATCATCTGCCGGTTATCAAGCATGAATCCGACGTGTATCGGGTTGCCTGCTACTGACAGCAGAGCAAAGCATCCGCGCTCTGGACTCGTTACACGCTCAAAATGCTGTTGGTCGTCAAGTTGATCCGCTATGAAGTCCGCCGCGTCAGTGTCTCCACCGGGCTCATAATAAACATCGTCATAGCCCGGAACCTCGACGCCCATCAACTTACTATAACATATCTGCACCATTCCCCAGCAGTCAGCGCCCTCCATTGAGCGGCCCCCCGGAAGGTATGGAATGGCGAGAAGGTCACGAATCATTGTCTTCCCATAAAGCCGGAAACGTTTGGGGCGTGAACCGCTCACCTGGTAGCTGCACATCCAGAATCGGCTCGACCTCCAGATCAACACTGACGCCTGATCCGCTGATGCTGAATGAGGTTGACTCAAACTGAGCCGGGCCAAACTCTGCGACGTTGGGGGCGGATGCGGCAATCACCCATAGGTTAATGATGATCCTGTCGTCTGCCAGCCTGAGCCGCCTGACGATGGCTATATCCGCTGCGTCAAAGTCGATGGTGGCCCTTGGAGTGCCCTCTGCCGTTTCTTCTGGAAGGGATAGATCAAAGCGCCCCGGCTGGTAGGTTTGGGTACTGCCCGAAACGTTGCTGTCGATTGATTCCGTGTTGTTTGCGTAATAGTAAATCGTGCCATCAATATTGACTTCGATCAGCACAATAGACGGATCGCCAGAGGATCGGCTGTAAATGTTCTTCAAAAACGAATCGCTATAAGGCATTAGGGTTGCTTCTCCAGAGAGATAGACAGACGCCACATATCGCCGCCCAGCGGCTTTAGGTCATAGGGCTCTGCGAACTGGTAAACAGACGTCCCGCCGTAAAGGAAGTCCGGTTTGTCAAACTCCAACCCGCCGTTGTCCAGATCATCCCGGAAAAACGCGATGAACGTATCGGCCTGGGTGCGGTTGATAACATAGGACTCAGACACGTCATGGACAGCCGCCGTGAAGCGGGTTCTCTGCTTCGTCAGGCCGCCCATTGCGCTTCTGATAACCGTACTCTGTGGGATGTCTGAGAAGCTATCTACGTTTGGCGACTGGGGCAGCGAGCCGGGCCAGGTAGCCATTAGACGCGCCTCCCTTTAGATTTCAGATCAAACTTTGAGCCAAGCTGTCTATCGAACTCACCTTGCATCACCTGCCTCCGTACTGTGTCGCGTATCGTAACCTGCATCTGGCGTTGTCCTTCAGGGCCTGTTGTTTCTTGTGTCTGGACATCGTGGCCGGTTGATGTTGTGGTCTGGTCGTTGATGACAATATTTGTGCCACCCCCGCCAACGCTAGACGGCGTAACTACACCCGAGCCGCCCATGGTAACAACCTCCGGGCCATTCTCGCCGACCATGTATGATCCGCCGCCTGTTACTGAGCCGCCCATTGCGCGTGCGCCACTGTAGGTCTGTGACTGTATCTCAGCCACTTGGACTGCTGCCAGCGCACCGATTGAAACAGCTAACGGAACCTTTAGGAATGACGGGATTGTCGGGTCGCCAAGCGTGGAGGCAATGGCCGAGGCTGCGGAAATTGCAGCTTGGGCAGATGCGAGCACTTTGTATGCTTCAAACTGATCCTTCCCGCCCTTCTGTGCGATGGCCGCAAGATTGCCGAAAAATGACGCGCTATGACTTAGTGTCTGAGTTTGTTGCCTTACAAGCAGTGCCTTGCTGTCTGCATCAGCCTGATCTTGTATTTCTTTTATTTTATCGATCTTATCTTTTTCAAGCTGAACGAGTAAATTATTCCGGGCTTTTCCGGTTATGTTTGTGCTATCCAGAACAATATCGCGGCGGCGCTCGTATGACGCCTGAATTGAATCTTCTTCGGACATCAAGCTGGCCGCAATGCCTGATGCTTCTTTGTTTATTGATGCCTGTTTTTCTTCTGCTTCCCTTGCGTCATCAATGGCATTTCC